CCGAGATCAGGACGCGACGAGCGCTGCCCAAGTGTTTGTCATGACTGGTTCCGACGCCGGGTCGGAGACCGCCGTATCCACGGCACCAGAAGGCTGTCTAGCCTTCCAGAACCGCGTCCGCACGGCGACAATTCGTGCGGTTTCTTTCGTTTGCAAATTCTTCAAGAAGGATGCTTGTGTAAGAGTGCCACCGGTTAACGGTACCTGCACCGATTACACATCCCAATTGAAGAAGGAGCTGAATCGTTTTTTGATTTTTTGCCTCAGCGGAAGTCCTGTCCTGGGGCTTGATTATTATGACTCCATTTCCTTTAGCGCATCAATCGCCTCGGTCACTAAAGCGTGGCCCGATAGTTGCGGCTGCATGAACAAGGGCCTGGAGGAAGAATTGAAAGAACGACTGAGACATAAGAAAGATTTGCCTGAGGGCTATCTGGACTTTGTTGATGAAGTGGTTCGGGAGATTTTTCCGAAGGGTATCAGAGGAAAGGAGTTTGAACGTCATGCCTTACGCGTTACCCCCCCCTATACTTCGACCGTGGAAGCCGGTCGTAAGGACGGGGGTTCTTACGCATCCTGGATGGGACGTAGAGAGGACTACATTTGTCAATTGGAGAAGCCGGCTATCGTCCATGAACCTCAGTTCATGGTTGCGAAGTCTGCCGGAAAGCCCCGTCCTCTCGTCAAGAACCATAGTTCGTACCTTTTGCTCCGGCCGTTGCACACGGCTATATACGATAGGATATCTCGATGCAAATGGTTGCTCCGTGGTCCGCCTGCTCAACAGAAATTCCTGGCTGCCGGTTTTAAGCCCGGAGGGGAGTTTCTTTCGGCGGATTACACGGCGGCAACTGATAATCTTTCCATCGAGGTTGCCGAGACTATCGTTGATGCCCTTGCGTTTCGGAGTTCTCCGGAGCTAGCTCCAATCTTTTCGGAATTAAGGAAATCATTGCGGCCCACTATTTCGTTTTCCGACGGGCCTTTCGTGCCGGAAAGGGGACAGATGATGGGGAACCTTTGCTCGTTCCCGCTTCTGTGCCTTCAAAATTATATCGCCGCACGATGGGTCGATAAACAAGTAGGAAAAGGGGAGACACCGAAACTGATAAATGGCGACGACTTAGTTGCCCAGGTGTCGAAAGAGTGGCTGTCAGCCTACCGAGAGTGGGCCCCGAGGATCGGACTGATCCTGAATGAGAAGAAGACCATGTACTCGAGTTCATGTTTGACCGTGAATTCGACGTACTTTACGGCCCGATTCCGTCAGGTGCCTTTCGTCCGAGCGAAGGGCCTACTCACCCGAGACCCGCGGGAGGTAGGTGTGGTAATGAATGAGATCCTTAAACCTTTTCTTTCCGTCCGCCATTCCCGCTATGGCCGTCTACTCCGTCATCTCGGATTCTGGTTCAACGGTAGGATTCGTGCTTCTGGCCTGACCCTTCGAGACTTAGGTCTCAGGGTGAGGGACGGTTTCCAGCACTTCCTGCCGAAGTTCCTGAGGAAGAGAGAGAAGGAGCGGTCCGGGCATCCATATAAGCCGCCTTTCGCCGATGAAGTCACGATGAAGCCGGAGCTGGAGGAATTCGATGACCTCGAAATCCTCGATCCGGCGGAAGTGGCCGAGGCGATGGTCCAGGCGCATTGGGAGGGCGGAGGGTTCGTACCCGCACCGCGGGTGCGTTTAGAAGAGGTAAGGAAAAGGTTGTGGAGCGAAAGAAGGAGACGAGCTAGGGGGGTAGGAATGAAGGAAACGATGAAGCGGCTGGCGCTCGGCAGAGTGACTGAACAGAAGAATTG